GTATGAAGCTACATTGCACCGCTCAACAGCAGGGCCAGCAGTCATTAACAGCCGCATAGACGGCATGATATCTAGGTTCAGCACAGCACTCTGTAGTTCTGTACGCAGACTTTTGTCGAGACTAAAGTTATTACGTTCTTGGAGCCGCTCTTCCATGTAATTAAAGTATCGGTTAACAGTCTCGTCCCACGTTTCTCTGCGCTGTTCATCGTCTATCCAACGGGAGTAACGAGAAGTATGGATGTACTTCTGGTACGGGGTTGGCAGTTCAGTCATATTGGTTGCGTTCATTTATTATACTCCGTTTGTAGTGTTATTTATCTGCCACGTATTGTTCCGATGTAATTTAATAATTTTTCTGGTGCTTTTCTAACATCATTTAATTTATCTAGCGGAGGATAATAATTACCTGATATAGATATTCTTGTTTTATTACTACAGTTTCTTGCAGTCATGTGAGGAAGATATGTAGGAAACACAACAAGATCACCGGCTTTTGGTTCAATCTTATGAAAGTGTCTGTACCTATCTACTTGTATTATTCCTATTAATTCCCCGCTTTTTTCTGGCACAGTTACCCAGTATACAAAAGATAGTCCGGGTGGTCCGGGGTCTTGATGTGTATGAAACATTGTAGACTGATTCGGTTCTACCAAATGTGTCCACGCCTCATCTCCCATTACTAGGTGTTTGTTAATAGACTTCACAACGATGTCTATCTTATCTAACAACTGTGTAACAGCGGGTGTCTTAGGCAAAAAAACATCTTCAACGCTGGAATCTTTTGTGTTGAAGTTCATTCTTGCACTATATGCTTTTGCATTACACTGTTGCAACACATCTTCTTCAATCTGACTATTAGCTACTTCGTCTAAAAGGTTGTGTCTTGACATACCAACTAAGACAATAGGCGAAAACTTTCCCGTAATGTAATCCATTACAATCCGCTTAAATCTGGTTCTTTGTAGTTAGACGACTTCAACACTTTGCCGTCCTCCCTGTAAATCGGTTTGCCGTCATCCCCAAGTTTTGACATGTTGGACTCATGCACCTTATCAAAGATAGCATCCATGTCCCAGCCGTAATCAACGAACAGCCCAGTCAAAACGTATAGTAGATCAGCCGCTTCTTTTTTAATTTTATCGGAAGGCATAGGCTCAACGGAGGAATATGAAAATACTAAGGACAATGGAATTGCTTCCATTAATTCTTGGTGTTCTTCTTTAATTAATTTTACACGCCTGTGTATGGATGGTGTTTGACCAAAGGCTTCTTGGAACTCTTTGACGGACTTATAGAATTTGTTCACATCCCAACTCCCTTTTCAAATTCTAGGTCAACGTCATATTCTTTTCGCTTCCTACTAAGGTACTCCAAGTACCACAAAGCTTTATCTAAGTCTTCCATAGGCTTTCCCTTGTACTCATAACGAGCAAGGTACTTTATGACATTACCTTTGAGGTAACCTAGAAACTCTCTCTTTGACATAGACTCTTCTAACAACTGAATTGTTTCAAGATTACCTACGTTGTAATGAGCAGGGCTGTTAACATTGTCATTCGCCATAGTCATCTCCAAACAACCACTGGTCATTAATAACTCTGCTGTGGTATTTAAAACTGTGCTTGTCACACCAATCACCATAGGTTGTTTTTGATCTTTTGTTTATCTTGGTGTTAGCATTCATAAACACAAAGCGAACGTCAATGCTAGGATGCTGCTTACGAAAAGTCAAATGTTTTGTCCTGTCTTCAGACGTAAAAAACCCTTTAGTTTCTACATAGAAGTTATGTTCTGGTATGTAAAAGTCTGGGGTGTAGGTTGTAGGGTTTGGTACATACTCGTAGGAGTCTGGTTCGTAATCAAAGCTAACACCGCGCTTTATAAGATCACTTGCAAACCCAACCTCAAAATTACTTCTGTACTTTGTGCCCATTGCATTTCGTGTCGAGCGTTTACGTTTTGACATGAAAGGGCCTGTATCTGGATTGCATCAATTGGATGCCGTTTAAAAGAAACTCTTTAGTTTTGGGGCACTCAGTATTCATTGGGCTGTTAGCCTCGCTAGATAAAAAATTCTGCTCAATAAAAACACAGGCACCATACTTTAATACATTGATTATGTTGTGTAAATCGTTCTGTATTTTTTTACAGTTTGCTGCGTAGTTGTCGTCACTCCAGTATGCTTCTACAGACATAGCAGGAACCCGCTTTATTGTTATTGGCAAACACTGATCGTTACCACGCTTCCAGCTTTCTCCCCCCTCTCGCTTTTCATTCTCAGCGTAAACAAAAAAACATTCTTTGTTAAAGTTAACATCAGAATTAAAAACCCTGTTGACTACTAACACCGGCATCAAAGTTCCTCCGTAACATACTTGGAATACCAAACCATCGGTGGGTTTGCTCTGGCAGAAGCAACCTTGTACTTCATCTCAGCCTTGGGCCAGCAGTGTTCTTTGAAGTCACAGAAAGAACAAGTGGTGCTTAACACTCGGTTGCCTGTCTTTTGTTTCCTGTACATCTCAGGTTCATCTTCTAGCTTCTGTATCTTGATCGTAGGGTCTTGAAGCACTGTCATGTTGTACTCTGCCTTAGCCAGAGCCGCTTCACGCTCTTCATCCTGTATGGATGGGGCGTTACATACCAACAGTTCACCGGAAGACTTATTCATAACAATCCAACCACCGAAAGGTTTGTCTACGGCTGCGCTGTACAGGTAGCCCTGTAGCACATAGCCAAATGGATCGTTGTCTTTAACCTTGTTGTAGTTTGCAAACTTGTTCATGTAAGCGTAAGGGCTTGCAGTTTTAATGTCCCACACCTTACCATCAATGATTACATCAAGGGTGCCATTAACTTTAACACCAGCTATTTCAAGCGATACCTTTTCTTGGTATGCCTCGACGTTTATCCCTGCCTCTTTCATTTCGACGTACAGCAATGACTCAAGCCAGTCCCCAAATAGGAACCTGTTGACAGCGTTGTAGTCCATCTTCTTGTTGACCTTGACGCCATCTCGTTCTAGCTGCTGTTGGCACAGAGGCTTGCCCAGACCAGACATACGAGGTCGCCACTTCTGTGTAGCCTTCTCGTTTGAAAACTGCCGTTCTGCTGACGCAATTAATTCATCTGACAATAGAGCAATAGAATCGGGGGAAAGTTTCCTCTCCCCCGAAACGACACCCTGCAAATAAATTTGCAAGTATTCTTTGATGAGGTTAGTCATCAGCATCCATTGATTCTACAATCTGCGCGTCAGCAAAGTCCCCACGGGCTTCTTTGTATTCTGACTCGATGTAAGCATTGTGAGAGTTAACAGACTCAACGAACTTCTCAAGAATAGGCACATCAACCTTTGGGTCAAACTCAACGTAATCCTTAACGTCGATCTTTGACTTGTAGTAGATGTTCCCACCGTACTTCTGTCGTAGCGTAGAAAGCGTTGCTCTCGTATTGAACAGCAGCTTACCTTGCTTCTCAAGAGTCTTGATCCAATCCGCGACGGGCATGAAGTTACTGCCACGAGCGTACCAGACAGCGGGTGTAGCTTCGATAGAGTCAGTCTCGACCATACCGTAGACTACTTGGGCGCACTTGATGTTGGCTTGCAGTGTCCTCTCTGGATCGTCAGAAGACAAGCCTTCCAAGTCACGCTTGTTGAGCTTGCCACAGCGGATTCCGCCAGCAGTGTCAAAGAACTCATCACCAAAGGATGCCCCTTGGATCGACATACTGCCGTAAGATTGCTCCGCATTGTCCCAGACAGTGTACATGTACCGCCGCAGGAATGGCCGGAAGGTTACTTCTTTGGAGTGTTGCAACTGCCCAGAAGCATCCTTGAACTTCCACTGTCCTCTTGGAAGGGTGTTACCTTCTTCATCTTCAGTGTTGTGTTCAATGGCAAGCTTGGGTAAAAAGTCAACGCTTTTTGTAGACCCCGCCTCACTAGCTTGACCCAGCAAAGCCATGATCTTAGCATTATCTGCTTTATCGGCTGTCACTAGATCAGTCAGTGATTGGGTTTCAACAACAGCTAAGTTACTCATTCATTACGTCCTTTCGTAAACGCCGACTTCCTTTAAGTCGGACCAGTTAGTTCCAATTTTTAACTCAATGCCAACAGGCATGTTGTACTCAACGCCAAACCTCAGAGAACACTCATCTTTAAGACTTAGCATTGCATTCTTCATTAATTCTATACAGGTTTCCTCTTCATCAGGGTGAACATCCATGACAATACTATCATGTACTGTGTTACAAATCAAGCTTTTTATTCTACTTTCTTTAACTTTTTTATGTAACATTACCAATGAGATAGGTAAAAGATCAGCCGTTGCAAATCCCTGAACAGGATAATTTTTTATTTGGGTTGAATTAGAGTAACCGCCACTGGGGTACTTTCTAACATTAGGAAACATATATTCTCTGGTTGACGGTAAGGTAACCTTTTTCCTTACCAGTGCCTCGTTGCATAGCCTCTGTTGCCATTCTGCAACACCAGAGTATTTCTCAAGAAATGCGGTGTAGTATCGACGTTCCGCCTCAGTGCCTGACGTACCACCATAGAGGGGTTTAAATGTGTGTGCCTTTGCGTCTTGTCGAGATACACCGATAATGTCCGCAGTATAGGAATGGACATCAATCTTATTCTTAACGTCTTCAAGAGCCTGTTTGTCTTGAGAAAGGAAAGCAGCCACCCGAAACTCTAGCTGACTGTAATCCCCCTCAAGTATCTTACCGTTTTCAAAACGGCTCACGATAGCAGCGCGAACAGGAAAAGTACCACTTCTAGGCATGTTCTGAAAGTTAGGGTTGCGCGAAGATAAGCGGCCCGTTGCTGTTATGCACTGCATAAACTGTGGATGTATGTATCCTTTCTTGTTTGTATTAATTTTAATATTTTCTATAAAAGTATTGAGGTATGTAGAAAGAGCATTGTACCTCATGTACTTTTCAAGAAACTCTCGTTTGTCCCCATCAACCTGTAGAAGCTTGCTGCGGATAGTTGTCATGTCTGTCTTGAAACCGTGAACAGACAAGTCCTTCTCGTTCTCTGGGCGCAAACCAATGCCAGCCACATCTGGTGTTTCGTTGTAGACAGAGCCACGACCGAAGCAAGTCTTACACTTGCGGGGCATACCGTAGCTACCGTCCTTGCGTACAAACTCAACGCTGCCCCTGCCACCACAGTTGGTACAGTCTCTGCGCCTTGTCTTCTTGACAGGCTTGACCAGTGGGATGTACTTCATAATGAACTGTCTGTGGGCTGTAGTCCTGACAAACTTCTTCTTACGCTTGCCGTCCTTCAGCACAGTGCCGAGATCAAACTTTGCCTTCCAGACCTTCTTGTCCTTAACAGCAAGAGAGTAGAAGAACTTGGACCGATCTTCAGCAGACGCAAGGTTGATGGGCGTGTCCCCACACAGATCGTTGATAATTCGATCAAGGTCTTCCGCTAGGTCAGCATACTCTTTCTTGAAGTCCCTCTCAATCTGAGAGAGCTTATCAACATCAATCCGAATGCCGTTTGTCTCTACGTCACAGAGAACACGACAGACATCCATGTGAAGCTTGACCACAGGTTCCATCATTGGACAGACCATTCCTTTAAATCTATTTCAAGTAACTCTGCCTGTGCCATTGCTAAGTCATAAGTAGAGTTAACGTCCTGTGTACCATACTCCTCTAAGATAGTCCATGACATCTCATCCGGCTGGGTACTCCAGTTGTCAATCAGTCCTGTTTTCTTTTGCTGCACGTTTCTTCTTTTGCAACAGGCATCGAGGTTTATCTCTCTGTTCATGCCTCTGGCAAGCAAGTACTCAACGCCCATTGTATCCCACACAGCAGCATCATAAACAAAGCCACAGTACAGGAGCCACTGAAGATCGTACTTGATGTTGTGACCAATCAGCAGCGTTGTGCTGGACAGTACATCCTGTAACAGCCCAAAGTTGTTGGGCGTAGGTGGCCTGTCGCTGTGAAAGAAACAAAGGTAATCCTTGTCTCCTGTGTCCGTCTTATATCCAACAGACACCAATTGATTTTTGCCAGAGTATGGAGAACTATCCTTTTTAGAAAAGGTGTTCTCAATATCTAAACAGGTAATCATACGTAGTACTTTCCTGTTGCAATGTTTAAGAATGCGTGGGCTGTACCATGCCAGCCATTGACCTTGTTCTTGCTGATAGTCAGGAACCTCGTGTTGTCATCAACACCCAAGCCCTTGCCTATGCCAAGGATAACATCTGCCTCACCAGCCTTGCCGGTACGACTGTTGTCCATCATGGAGAAGTCAATGATCTCCCGCTGATGCGCCTCGTAGTTAGCCTGAGACACAGCCCAAACAAGACAGTCATTGCGCTTGCCTAATTCACGGCCCATGACGTACAACTCTTTAAGCCGCTCGTCACCGCGCCCAAAGTCACCACCAATCTTAACCTTATCTAGTTGGTCGATGAAGATAACATCAGGTTTGTTTAGAGTGGTAAAGCTGTTTATCTCTGTGATGTCCGTGCCTACGGAATCAATAACAACAAGGTTATTGCCAATAACATCATCATAGGTAGACTTGTAATCATGCCTGTTCTCCAGCAAAGTGTATTTATCTATATCAAAGAAAGCTGTTGTTATTCTCAGCTTTACTTTCTTGGCTAGTTCTTCGTTGGCCCAGTAGTGTACCTTCTTGCCTTGTGCAAGGTACTGAGCCACAAGGTGGGCGCAGAAGCTGGTCTTGCCAACCTCTGGCCGTGCAAAGATGACACCGAAGTCAGCGCGGTTCATCCCCGGTAGATGTTCTTCCATAGAAGGAACACCAAACAAAAACTCTGGGGGCTTATTGTTGGACTCGACTAGCTCATCAAAGCTTTCATGCACAATGGTAAAGGTTTCGTGCCCTTCCATTGAGTTGTTAGTTACGCGGTCCATAAGCTTTGCGATGTCAGAGAAAGCGTTCTCATCATCACCCACCCAGAACTGCACAGCCTTCTCACCTATCTGCTTCGCCATGCTGCGCTGCCAAAACTTCTTGGCATAATCGTAGGCTAGGTTGTCGTCCATCTCGGGGACACTACACAGGCTGGTGATTAGTTCATTGGCCTCGTCGCCCTTGCTGTCGGGCATGGCAGGGAACATCATCCCGTGGACAGCATGGACTGTCTTGGCATCCAACAGTTCAATGTTGTCATACTTCAGATGTGCCTCAGTGATGGCCTGTGCTATCGACCGCCACTCCTTGGGAAACATCTGAGGTGTTATAAAATTTTTTATTTTCTCCCAGTGTTCTGTCCTGAGAGTGGAAGCAAGAAGGTTTAGTTCTAGGTTCTCCATGTACTAGCTTCCGTTCTTAATCATCCGCGACTGGGAAGGCGTAAGCTTCTTACGCATATGGAGTGGTGGCTTCTTGTGCCTACGCTTGGAGCGTTTCTTTGGCGCGTAGTCATTGTTGAAAGCAGATTTCTTAGCCATGATTACATTCTTTCTCTGTAAAAAATTCCTCAAGGGTTTCTTCGTCCATACTTTTTATGTCCACATTTGGGAACATAACAGACATGCCCTTGACCTTGTGCTTGAGTCTAGCACACATTGACATGCTATTCAATGCGGCATCTTTATCTAAACAAATCAATACTTTACTGTAGTTTGTTTTAGTTAAATGGCAGATAAGATTTTCTGACATTGCAGTACCAGACAGCGCAATGCCAACGTAGTTGTCCAGACTGGATACAACACAAGCTGAAGGTATGTCCTCCACCACAACGGCAACAGCCCCCGAACCAATAACGTAGTCCGAAGGCTGGCTAGTGTACTTGTACCACTTGGGTAAACCTTTTTTGTAAAGGGTCCGACCAACAGCGTTTATGATTTTGCCGGGGGTTTGCAAATCATCCACAAGAAATACAACACGATTAAGTTTTAAATCGTATTTAACTTTGATGTGTTTTTCTTTGTGCAGATGGTAGCACTGTACCCTGTGCAAGTAATCAACAGCTTCCTTGCTGTACTCTGGTTCAATGAAACTGTCGGTGGGTAAAAACTCTTTTGTTTCTACAACAGATTGTTTTCTGTCTGGCACGGTAAACAATGAGCCAAGAGATGATGTTCTGTTTAGTCCAACAAACTCAACGCCTTTGTTATCACAGTCAGCTTTAAAACAATTGTATATTACCTGAAAGGTATTCGGTAGGTATGTTGCAGAAAAACTATTGCTGCCACCACAAACAGGACAGTCTGTCCTCAGTCTGCCAAGTCCGACTGTTTCTTCTATACAGTCTTCGTTAGTCAGTAGGGTTTGGGAGTTCATTGAAGTATCTCTCCATTTCCTCTTCTAGCAGTTCTTCTTCATACTGCTTTTTCTTCATCTTCACCACCCGCTGATGGTATTTTTTCTCCTGAAGCTCGTGTGCAAACTCGTTCCTTCTTTTGGGAGGCTTACGCTTTTCCCGATCTTTACGCTGGTGCTTCATGGTCCCTCTGATAGTTAATATAGGTTTACCCCCTCACGGGGTGTAACGATCCTAGCAACCCAAGAAACTTGAGTCAACCCCCTTGCAAACATTTTTTTAGTGTGCTATCTACATAGGGTCGTAATAGAAGGGTGTCAATGAATTGAGGTTGGCAGCACTGCAAGAATGAGGGTGGCACTTGCAGCAACACGGAAAGGAGAGAGAATGGAAGTCAAGAAAGTCACACCAACCCACGACAAGAGTTGGTACATAAAGTGGGTAGCCACGGCATTTGTAATTTTTGGGGCTGCTCTTAATTCCTTTGACATCGAGCCATACAACATAGCCTGTCTCATGGCGGGCACATCCCTCTGGTTAGTGGTGGGGTTGCTGTGGTTTGATCGTGCGTTGATAGTGGTTAATGCAAGCATACTCGCTATATACCTTGCAGGAATACTGTCTTATTTTTATTACACAGGTCTTAGTCCAGTATGATTAAAGTTGACATAACATCCGTTATGAAGCAGCGAGCTACCCGCAAGGCAAATGTAATGGGTAAGCTTTATGGTAGCATTACCAAAGGCAAGGGCAACGGCATTGGTTTTCTTGGTGAAGAAGTCGCTAATTTTATTATGGATGGCGACAATATCAACACCACAAAAAAGTACAGCACAAACTACGACATCGTGCTGCCCAATGGCACCACAGTTGAGGTCAAGACCAAGAAGACTTCCGTTGTGCCTTTGCCGCACTACGACTGCTCCGTTGCCGCCCAGAACACAGACCAGAAGTGCGACTACTATGCTTTTGTAAGAGTACATGAAAACAAGAAGGAAGGCTGGTTCTTGGGCTGGATAACTAAAAAGACGTTCTATAACAACGCACGTTTTATGAAACGCGGGACTATTGACCGTGCCAATGGCTTCATGGTAAAAGCAGATTGCTACAATTTAGCTATTGATAAGTTGTATCCGTTTAATAAAAAGAAATGGCTTGGCTATGAGTAGACCCGACACGATGCTAAACACGATGGAAACACTCTACGAACAGTTCATTGAAGATGGGCTGTCACCAGAGGAAGCCGAAGCCAAAGTTGATGAAAGGATGGCGCATGAAAGTTATGAAGGTTAAGATTGGTGCGTTTGATTTTGTCATAGATTTTGTACCTCTCAACGATGAGATATTCGGAGACTTTTCATATATCAATGGTAGAATCCGAATCGAGAAAAATTTAAAGGGTCCATTACTTGTAGACACTTTGCTACATGAAATTGGGCATGGCATTTTCGCAGTGTATCAATTGAAGGGTAACAAGGACAGCGAAGAACGTACTGTCTCTGTTATGGCTAGTGGATACACACAGGTTTTTCGAGACAACGAATGGTTATTGCCGTGGATGAAAAAAAATCTAACGTAGTTTTTAATGACGAGTTTCACCTTCTTAAAACCCACGATTTTATCAAGCGGTGGCAATACGGCAGGATGACTGAACAAGAGTTGATTTTCAGCCTTGTGAAAATAGGATATGATAAAGAGATTATCACTGATATCCTTGAGGACGATTAATGATGGGCTTAATCCAAGTTCACCGGATGGACTCTATGGGCACCGACTTGACAGTAGTCAACGCTGCTCGCGTGTCGTTCGATAAGTTTAAAGAAGAGCTTGAGTATTCCGACGAAAAATTAATTCAGTACTTGGCAGAACACGGGCATTGGTCCCCGTTCAGTCATTGTTTTATTCAGTTTAAAATTGACGCCCCTATTTTTGTTGCTCGCCAATTAATGAAACACACTGTTGGTCTGGGGTGGAACGAGGTCAGCCGACGATACGTTGACGACAATCCAAAATTTTACACGCCGTTCGAATGGCGGCGCAGAGCAGCCGACAAGAAACAAGGCAGCATGGCTGAAGCAGTTTCCTCACAGGACATTGCCAATCGCATAAAGAATGAGAGCGACAGGATTGCCTTGAATTGTTACGACAGATTGCTTAAATTAAAAGTGTGCCCAGAACAAGCGCGGATGGTGTTGCCACAAAACATGATGACAAGCTGGTTCTGGTCTGGTAGTCTCTATGCGTTTAGTAGAGTTTGTAATCTGCGTTTAAAGGAAGACGCACAAGAAGAAACACGCGACGTAGCTCAAAGCATCAGCGATTATTGTGCTGTTGA